AGAGAAATCAAAGCACTTTTTTCTTGCAATACCCCTCTCTAGTAGTACACATTAGGCATGCTGTTCCAGCCTTTTGCCAAATAAGCCACTATTGGGTTGTTGATTATGCACTCGTTAACTTTGTCTTCTGGTCTTGACCCAAAAGGTAGGAAGACCTGTCTTCTTTCCATCATGGCATGCCTGGACATATGGAGTCGTCTCATGTTTGCAAGAAAGCCTTCCATCTGAGGGTTGTTGTAAATTGCCATCAGAAATTCCAAACATAGGATCATCCGGACCCATTGGTAGAGAGTCATCCCCCTCTGAGCGCCTTCTAGGTACAGCTGGATCTCTGGGTTTACCTCTAAATTGAGGCTGTTGTTCTCAGCTGCCCTAGAGAGTACAACTTGTGAGTAAATTGATGCTGGCTGTATCAAAACTCTTCTAATGTTGGAGAATGTGTACAGTTTATTCCTCGAAAAAGAGGTTATCTTCAGAGAGAGCAGAAACTGTTTCCCTTCAACCTTTAGAGAAAATACGCTGTGCTTAGGGTACTTCTCTTCTGTGTCTTCTCCCATTATCTCCGCTATAAGCAGCGGAGCATTGTCTGTGTCTCTCTTTACATGATGGGGCCCAAGCAGCACCATCCCCCAGAATTGGCAATTGCCTGATGGGTCTCTGGTGATTATGGGGCAAGCTGTAATTCTGCTACGATCGGTGTGCAGTTGTGAGAAGGTCCGGGTGGCAGCAATTTGCCATTTTTCTATGACAGATGCCACTTTTGTTCTGCCCACTATCTCTATGTACTTGTCCACCAGCCCTTCTGCTACTCCATCAACCTCAGTGTAAATCGCATTTTTCTCTAGCTCTATCCAGTTGTCTTCCTGGTCACTCCTGAGTAGGACCATCTCTTCCTCTACCCAGGGTGGCAAGGACATTTCTTCCACTTGATATTCTGCTCTTTTCCACTCTCCAGAGGCTGAAGATGAAGCAGACTGCTTCTTCTCTTGCTTTTTGTTTATGCCAAATGCAATGATGTCTTCGTGTATCCTAGATCTCACTGGGTTCCCCTCTGCAAATGATTGAAGGCTTGACGTTAGGCAGGTGATGACTGATGCTGGGGTAGATTTGGATTCCCTAATGCATTCAATCTCAGACTGAGAGTGTATCCAAGAGATGGCCTCTTGGTCTGTTCCGGGGGGACACACGATGTATTCTGAGTCTGCTCCCAGCAATAGAGCCCTCCATGGGCTGGGTGGGCCCTCTTTTTCTTTTAGCAAAGGAAGTTTCTTCATCTGTGTCCACCTCCTTCCTTCAATCCTTGGGACATTGGGTTCTACTCTGGGAGTAGGTATCACATCCCAATCTGTGTCTCTCTTCAGTAAGGTCCTGAAAGTGGTGCCTACAGAAAATTGGAGCTTGGCCTCCCCACTGATAGTTTCCACAACCTCCTGTGTTAGATTGTTTGACACAACCCATTCCAGTGCCCTGCACAAAAACCCCTTTATGTCTTGCAGTTGGCTCCCTCTTAGCACCAATGCACAAGATTCTTCTGCCTCCCCTTCTAAATTGAAGGCTAGGTCGTGGTAAATGCCTGATGTAGGAGAATGGTCAGAGAGATCAGAAACCAGAAGTACCTTGTATGCAACTGCCCGTTCATTGTCATACAGATCTGGTGTGTCTCTTTCCGGGTATTGGACTTTTTTCTTGCTACATATCCATTCTATGGTGCTCCTGTCCTGCCACTTGAAGACATCATATTGTGGTGCTCCCCTGTGAGTGTGCATGTTGCTTATCAGACAGCATATGGTGTATTTCCAGCATTCTACCACTCTCCTGACGTGTCCGTGGACTTGGGTGATCCAGTCTTCCTGTGTTTCTGACAGCTCCCATACTCTGCTGTCTATGTGGTCGGGCCTGTCTGTCATGTCAAGTGCTTGTTTTTGCT